TCTTGGAACGCGACTGCCGCGCAGAGGGGGACTTGTCCGTTGCCGAGGACCTGGATTCGGTTGACCCGATCGGCCAGCCCATGAGCCACTCGACCCACGTCGGGTTCAACTGCCCATGGGACACGTTTTCGCGCTGCGCTACAATTGTTTCTAGGTTTGGGAATCTTGCTCTGGGGTTCACCGTTGCGGCCATCGCTGTGCAACTGCGCGGAGTCGGCCACAATCCAGACTCTATCCCGTCTATGCGGGGCGTCCGTGGCGCAAGCTGGAATAATAAACGCTTGGCAGGCGTAGTTTTTGCTTTCCAGGTCAGAAAGCACTTGGTCGAGGCCCATGGTGACGTGGCCAGCAACATTCTCTGCAATAACCCAAGTTGGCCGGCACTCTTGGATAAGCTTAAACATTTTAGGCCAGAGGTGACGGTCATCTTTCTCGCCTTCTCGCTTCCCGGCAAGACTAAAGGGCTGGCATGGATAACCTCCGGTGATAACGTCAATTGTGTTGAACACGTAACCACGGAGCATCCTCACATCTGAGTAAACCGGAACACCCGGCCAGTGTTTTCTAAGAACCTTCTGGCAAAATGGCTCAATCTCGCAGAAAGCCACGGTTTTAAAGCCGCCTGTGCGCTCAAGGCCAAGGGAGAAACCGCCTATCCCTGAGAATAAATCTAATACCCTCAACATTCAAATCCTCAGTGCATCATTAAAAGGGTATCTCATCATCAATAAACGGTTCTTCTGAAACCACCTTCTTCTTGCTCTTAGGCGGTCGCTTAATCTTTAGAACATCTCCACCAGCCTTAGAAACAACCTTGGTCACTTCTGCCCCTGGGAAAGCCTCCTTAATTTTCTTAACAGTGCCGCCAACTGTGTCGGGCGGCATCTTGTGTAATTCGGCTGACCTAAAGTTGGCGCTGCCGTTCACAAAGGTTTTCTTTGTTTTCTTGTGAGCGTATTCAACCCAGTCGTCACTAGCATCTACAGGCTCGGCGTAGGGTATCAGTGGCGGAATATAGATATGTTCTTGACAACCCTTCTCCTGCGTAGGTGCGTTTAAATCTGTTTTAAATTTACTGCACTGCCATTGCCCGTTTGCTACAGGCGTAGAATGACAACACGTTCTACAATTTGGTTCCGCGACTTCCTCACCGTGGCAAAGAGTCTTAAAGTCACAGAATTTGCACTCCCACCAATCCTCCCGCTCGCTGACCCTTAGCGGAGGTTCGGTTGCAGAGATTATTTTTTCTGCACGCTGACGCAGTTTGTTAAACGTAGTCTGGTCAAACTTGACCCACTCAGTATAGATGTCGTCCGTGTCTTTATTAACGGCAAAATACATTGCTCGCGTTAAATCCATCAGACCCATGTAAACCTGCATCTGGGCGTAATGCCTTGGCTTTGACTCAAGAACGCCCTTTTTTTCAAGCTGTTTAAACGACTTAGAATTGTGCGTCTTAGCTTCTAAGATCGCCCAGGTTTTCACTGCTTCTGGAAAGCCCTTGCCTACGCCATCGACGCTTCCACCAAAATGTCCTGAGTCATCGAAGCAGCTAATCTGACTACCGTTCTCGTCATGCGTATGCAGCACAACGCCAATGCCTTTTAGCTCTTTGGCAATTCGAGTTTCTTCTAAGTTACCTGTCTCGAACAAACGCAGTATCCGGCCAGGAAAGTCTTGCTGTTTAGCCCATCGAAACGTGAGCCATAAATATCTGTCGCAAGAGTGCCCGATAGCCGACGCTCCGAGATGTGGGCGGTAGGGTCTGCTCTTTTCTTGATACCAATTATATATTTTCTGAGCAGTGGAGTGCTGGCTATCGGGCATCTGTGGCAAGGCTACTTCTCCCAGGGTTTCTTGTTAGAAGAAGGAGCCTCTGCCGCAGGTTCAGAAACAGGAGCAGGTCTACTTGCGCCCAGGCTGTTGTACGCAACAATCCTGTTTCGCGTTGGGTCTTTGCGATCAATGTCAACGGCTACTGACATAGGGATGTCATGTAGCTGCTCTGTATTAGCCAGCTTGCTACCCATATCCATACCAACAGCTTGACACAAACCAGTAAGCTGGCGGCGTGCGATTTCTTCTGCCTGTTTATTAGGGTTGCTTACATTAAGCCTGTCCCACAAGCGGCGACCGCTATGCTCACCGTCTACAACTTGTAGCACCACCTCTATGTACTCTCCGGTGCCAGCCTTGGTTGTCTTAATGCCGGTTTCAATGACAATGCACTGATAGTCACCACGCTCTAGTGGTTCGTATGATTTAACGGGCGCTGGCGCGTAGTCTTGATCTAGTTCAAAAGAAAATTCTGGCATCTTATTTACCTTCCATTGTTTGCGTGATTGCAGTTTCAAAATCATCCCACTGCATCGGGATCGTGTCTGGCAATTTGTATCTATTCTTTGCCATGTATGCGGGACGCTCACTGGTGTATAACAAACGCTCGCCGGTACTGATACCTCTGGCAACCTGCTTGTTAAACCCAATGTCATCTCTCTTTACGAGCGTCTTGTAGTTCGCAAAGAATACAGCGTCACACCACTCGCGGATCAAAGCATTTGACCGCTCCTGTAGTTTCGGCTGGTAACGGTCATACGGCTCTGTCTCTGGCGAGTCAAAGCGTTTGATCGTTGTATGCGCGATTAGAATAATAGCCATGCCCTTATCGTTACGCAGAGCGTTTAAACCGGCTAATAAATCACGCCACATCTCGGCGGCAATAACCGCGCCTTTTCCATACGCTAAATCTTTAGCGTCATGCGTAGACTCGACTTGTCGCCAGATCATGTTCTCGCACCAATCTAAACTGTCTAAAACAGCGGTGCCGTATGTGTGTTCTTCTTTATATAGACTAGCCACCGCGTCCATAACGTCAGAAAACTTTTCAACTAATGGAAAGTGATCGACCTTTAGATTGCCTAGCCCATCCTCCGTAGGAATAAAAATAGGCTTTGGTGCGCCAGCGGCAAAGGTTGTTTTACCAATGCCCTCCACACCGTAGAGCATAACCCTCGGTGCGCCGCTTAATGAATTTTTCTGGATGCTTTTTAAATTGAAAGACATCGTTTGCTCCGTTGCTTGTTGTTAAGGCGGATGAGGCTACTACCACTGTTGCCACAAAGTCAACACCATTTTTGACATCTTTTTGGTTGATAGGTTTTGAGTGTTCATGTAGTTATAACGCCCCGTAAAGGAGATCATTATGTACATCAAGCACAAAAAAGAACCGGCCTACTCAATCGTTAATAAGATTGGTGGGGTTCGGGCAACGGCTCGCGTACTAGACATAGCGCCTTCGGCGGTGACGCGATGGCTAAGTCACAGCGGTGTAATACCGCAACGGCATTTTGGCGCGATACTGGATCACGCAAAAAAGCAAAGGCTGAATATAAAGATTGATGATCTATTAACGCTGTAGGTGAGACATGAACAACGCTAGTTTTTTAGAGTCTCTCAGCGGCAAAATTGTTGACGGTCAATATCTCTGGGTAAACGCTTTTGCAACCAGTCCTGACAAAGCGCAATGGGCTGGGCGACCATACCAGCACAAGACGGCGCAGCAGCTTTTAATCAATGAAGCTGCCGATCAGAATACTTATTTCTGTCCCGCACTATTGTCTGGTTTGGACAACGGATCGTTTAAACGCACTAAGTCACAGTTTAACAGGCTGTTGGCGCTGGTAGCTGATGACGCAGACCCCGACGACGTTGTTGGCAGTCTAAGCTGGCTGATCGAGACCAGCGCAAACAATTTTCAAATGGGCATCTTAATTGACTTGGATGATCCAGACGCAGCAGACCAGCAGACAGTAGACGCGGTGATGCAAGCTATGGCTGACGCTGACTTAATCAAAGCGGACAAGTCCGGCAACAATGCGGTCCGGTATCTGAGGCTCCCCAACGGCGTTAATACTAAACTCCGCGCCAATAACTGGTCAGTGCGCGTTAGGTCGATGGACCTAGAATCGCGCTACTCTTTGGCTGACGCTTGCGGTGCGTTTGGCCTGGATTTGGAGCAGATCAAGCAATACAGCACCGTTGTTGACTCTGACGCTGCAAAAATATCTGGCGCGGATCATGCGTCACTGATTGCCGCGCTTGCTGCCGACGTACCAAAAGATCGCAGTTACCACGATCCGCTATTGAAGCTAAGTTCTAAGCTGGTTAAGGCTGGAACCAGCGGCGGCTCTGTTGTTGAGCATTTGCGCGGGTTAATGCTTGCTGTGCGCCCTACTGATCCGCATGAATATCAACGCTGGGAAGAACGCTACAACGAAATTCCGCGCATGGTTTCTGGCGCAGAACGGTATCGACAACCAATCATTGATATGCCGGTCATTGACGGTGAAGCTGACCGCAGTCTGCTCGTTGACATCAATGAGCTAGAGCGAATCAGCGGCAACATACGTTGGCTGGTGAAGGGTTTAGTCCCGGCTGATGCAATGGGTATGCTGTTCGGCGCAAGCGGCGCGTTTAAAAGTTTTATTGCGTTAGACTTTGGTTTGCATGTCGCGCACGGATTGAACTGGTGCAACCGCAAAACAACGCAAGGCAATGTTGTCTACGTTGCAGCAGAAGGCGGCGCTGGTGTGTATCGGCGCATTAAAGCATGGCATGAAAAGCGCGGCTTGGAGATTGCTGACAATTTTAGCATCTGCATAACGCCACTTCTTTTGACGGTAGAGGATGAAATTGACCGGCTCACTAATGCTATTCGGGCTCTGCCGGAACCACCATCCCTTGTCGTTATTGACACGCTATCGCAGACATTTAGTGGCGACGAGAACAGCAGCACAGACATTGCCGATTACATAAGAAGCATGAACACAAAACTCCGCGCTCAATACGGCTGTAGCGTTTTGATTTTGCATCACACCGGCCACTCTGCCAGTGAGCGCCCCAGGGGTAGTTCTGCGATCACGGCTAACCTGGACTTTCTTCTTGGCTGTTATCGTCCTGACAAAGAATCTTTGTCTGCACAGTTGGAGGTGTTTAAACAGAAGGATGGTGACAAGCTAGACACGCAATGGTTTACGTTAGAATCAAAAGAGATCGGCGTGGACGATGACGGTGAAAAAATACAAAGCCTGGTGGCAACGTGGAACGATCTTGTTGCTAATCTTAAACATAACGCAGCAATGCTCAATCAAAATGAGCGCGATGTATTAGACGCAATCCCTGTTGCTGGCACTGCGACAGAACAAGAGATGCAAGACGCTTTGATGCACAGGTATGAGAACAAAGCCACTCGGTACAAGACGCTACAGCGTGCAATCAAGAAACTGTTTAACGAAAAAAGCCTGATTATTCCTGCTGGCAAGAGAATTTGGCGAAGGGCTTAGAGTCAGGCAGGAACGGCTCTAAACCTTCGTTCATACGCATAGCATCTACAAAGCGTATGAATGTGCGCCGCCGCATTTTTTGTACGTGTTTGGTATCTAAGCTACGCACATAATAATAACCGTCAATCGACCATGACAGTTTGTTGCGTGCTTTAAGCCAATCGCTAACGCCACCCCAACAATCACCCGGTTTGAATCTTCGCGGCTTCATCTTGTGCGGCTTCTTGTGCGGCTTTGATTTTGTTTTTAAGTGTGCGTTTGGCGCGAATGGACTTGTAGTATTCGCTATCGCCCCGGCGCTTCGAGTCTCCGCGCCCGGCACTTCCGCCTTTGGTTCCTAGCCA